CCTGCTGCATCGAGGGCATGTTGTCCATCTCGTACCGTGGGCTGTCGCCCTCCCCGAAGTACAAGCGTCTCAAGTCCTCCACACCGATGCCGCTCTTCTCGGTGCAGAAGGTCGAGATAAGGGTGCCGCGGTCGAGGTCGTACATCTGCCCGATCATCGTCAGGTCGTTGTTGCGCGCGTCATATCCTCCCTCCCAGGCCATGAAGTAAGGGTTGGGGAAGTCGGTGTACGAATCCAGCACGTCATCGCGGTACTCGTAGGCCTCTCGCGCTGCCACCGCTCCCGAGACTTGGAACTCCTCGATGCCGGCCGTAAGCATGTCGGGCATCTTGTTGATCTGCCAGTTGCATTGCAGGGCGGTGGACATCATGTCGCCCACAGCCTGGTCTTCGCGGTTGCGCGCGTAGCACACGGGTTCGGTGTCCTGATTGGCGTAGAGGCCGCTCACGGAGTTCACCAGCGGACGTATCACGTTGTTCACCAGTGGTATGTTCCCTTTCGAGCGAATCCATTCCTTCTCGGTAATCTCATGGCCGCGGAAGGGTATCGTGTCGCTCCATTGGTCTCCGTAGACGTAGCGGAGCGCGCGGTCCCGGCTTTCCCTGAAGTCCGAGAGATTCTGCCATGCGGTATAGAAGCGGTTCAGCAGCGCGGGGTTATAGTGCCCGTACTGCTCCTTCCGCCTGCCCACGCTGTTCACCCAGCGGGATGCGGCATCAACCTTCTGTCTTGAATGAAGTTTCATATCTGTAGCTTTTTAGGGCAAAGTTCGTCATTCGAAGTGCCGCTTTTTTCTATGATTGCATGTAAGGGCCTTCGCGCAATCATAGAAAAGACTTGCCCCTCAATGGCTTTCCTTTGCATAAAAAGACGAATATGAGCAAGGAAATAACGATAACAAGGAGCGCCATCGTGAGCAAGGTGAAGGCCTACGTGGGCGTGTTCGCCCGCGATGCGGTGAACGAGAACGGCGACTCCATCTATGACATCCTGCGCATCGAAGACCGCGACGACGAGGTGCTGCGCCTGATGTACAACGACGCGGCCGGTGCCGTGCTCGCCCCAATGGGCGACTACGTATCGGGCAAGACCGACGACAAGCTCACCATAAGCATGCCGGTCAGATGCAACGAGTACCTTTTTGCTGACGTCGGCAATATGGTGGAGCTGGCGCTGGTGAACCGCATCACCGCGCAGTGGTTCGACCTGAAGTACCCTCCCAAGGCGGAGCAGTTCTACGCCCGGGCCGACGAGGCGGTGAAGAGCGCCGTGGAGAAGCTGTTCTTCAAGATGGAGCCGAAGAGAAAAAGCTTCGGCACAACATGACATTAACGTAAAAACATAACGATATGGCTGATATAACAATCACACTGTCAAGGGGCGACATCGTGCTGCGCGCCAAGGACGAGACCTACCTCTCCTCGAGGGCCTTCCTCGTCACCGAGCAGGCCAACGCCAACGCGCGCTACGAGATGCAGGCCGACGAGAAGGACACGCACGAGAGGAAGCTGCTGGCCTCCATCCGCAACGCGGTGGCCGACCTGAAGTCCAAGCTCAACGAATATCTCATCAGCGGAGACGTGGACTCCAGCAAGGACACCGTCACGCTCACCGTCACGCCGCCCGAGGGTTTCAAGGGCAGCTACCGCACCAACGTCATCGCCGTGCTGGCCGAGGAGTACATCACGCGCCGCGTCATCGCCGAGTGGTGGGACGCGAACTACCCCTCGCAGGCGCAGAAGTACGACGCGCTGGCCCTTGCCACCATGGAGCAGCTGAGAAACGCCTTCTACTACAAGGGCGAGGCGACACGTAAAACATTCAACTCGTAAGGACTATGGAACTGGACATACAACTTTCAAGAGGCGACTTGGTGCTGAAGGCCAAGGACGAGACGTACCTTGCCGTGCGCACGCACCTCGTCTCCGAGCAGAGCAACGCCAACGCGCGGTATGAGATGCAGGCCGACGAGAGGCAGACCCACGAGAGGAAGCTGCTGGGCTCCATCCCCTCCGCGCTGGCCCGCCTGAAGGCCGTGCTCTTCCGCTACACCGTCACCGACACGCTCACCGACACGCAGGACGATTTCGAGGTGAGCCTCATCGTGCCTGACCGCTTCCACCAGGAGAGGCAGGAGGACGTCAAGCGTATTGTCTCGCAGTACATCTACCGCACCATGGTGTCGGAATGGTGGGAGGCGAACTACCCCAAGTGCGCCGAGACCTACAAGACCAGCACCGCGGAGTGTGAGATAAGGCTCCAGATGCTGCTCTCTCAGTCCTATCCCGCCGTGACGCACGTAAGGAACACCACGGCCACGCTCTCGCCCGACAAGAGGCACATCTTCGTGGACACCACCCTCTGCCTGGAGGAGATCATGGACGACGTGCATTCCGAGATTCTTTCGGTGTCGCTGGCAAGCGCCAACGACAAGGGCATACCCAACCTTGCCATGCAGACGGACGAGATACTGGGCGCTTCGCAGCTGGAGCGCAGCATCAAGCGCCACGCATCCCGCATCGAGGGGCGCATGGCCGCGTACATTGCGGAGCCTCCCGAGACCAAGCCCGACATATCCGAGCAATGGCTCGACCCTATCCGCTACTGCCTGAACATGCCCGCCACATGGGACGCAAGGCAGAAGGGGCGCATCGCCGACGAGCTGCAGAACTACATCGTGCTGCACACCGTGGGCGACTATCTCTCGCTTTACAACGCGAACACCGGACTGTCCTACACGCAGAGAGCCGAGGAGGCCGGTGACGAAATCAAATACATACTGACCATGAGGAAGCCGGGCACATACCGGCGCCCTCTGCAACCCTTTTAGACTATGGAGGAAAAGAGAAACAAGGTACCGGGCAGCGGACGCTCGGCAGGCACGCCCAACAAGGCCAAGAAACGCCTTCAGGAATGCATCGGAATGCTGCTGGAGGACAAGTTCGACGAGTTCAAGTCAATGATGTCGCTGCTCAAGCCCAGCGAGTATTGCCGCACGTATGTGGACTTGCTCAAATACAGCATCCCCGCCAAGCAGGCGGTGGCCGTCAAGGACGAGACGGAGGAAGGCAAGCGCGCCGCCTACGACATCATCATGCGGCTGCGCAAGGGAGAGATAGACAGAATGCCCGACAACATCATGCTGCCGGGCAATGTGGAGAACGGAGAAGGGGTAGGAGCCCCGGAATCGGAATAGGAGGGCGGAAAGATGGGTACGTTGCAAGCTGACATAGACCAGTTGGGAGTGGTGGCCATCATCCTCTTTGTAGAGTATGTGCTCGTGCTGCTGGCCGTCTTCGCCGACCTTTGGTCGGGAGTGAGGAAAGCCAGGCAGAGGGGCGAGGCCCGCACTTCGTATGGGTTCAAGCGCACGGTGGACAAGCTGTGCCGATACCTGAACCTGATGATCATCCTTACCATCCTGGACCTGATGCAGATTGTGGGGATATGGTACATCGACCACTATTACGGGTACAGCATGCCGGTGTTCCCCGCCGTGACGCTCATCGGTGCGCTCTGCATCGGGGCCATCGAGATGAAAAGCATCTGGGAGAAGGCCGACGACAAGGTACGCGACGACTACCACCAGCTGGCCGTGCTGCTGGCCGAGATGGCCAAGAACCGCAAGGACACGGCCAAGCTGACGGAGATTGTGGAACGCTATATGAACGGAGGAAAGGACGATGAAGGCAAGTGAGGCGCTGAAGGCGCATATCAAGGAACGCGAGGGCCTTTCTTTGAAGGCCTACCCTGACGACGGGGGCGTGTGGACCATCGGCTACGGACATACGGGCGGTGTGAAGAAGGGCGACCTCATCACCCTTCAGACCGCGGAGGACTTGTTCGGGCGCGACCTTGCGGAGTTCGAGGGCTACGTGAACGGCCTCGGCCTGGAGCTGACGCAGGGCCAGTTCGACGCGCTGACGGACTTCTGCTACAATCCGGGCATCGGCAACCTGCGGTCCAGCACGCTGCTGAAAAAAATCCGTGCCGGCCGTCCTTCCTCCGAGATACAGAACGAGTTCCGCAAGTGGAAGTACTGCAAGGGAAAGGTGCTGGCAGGCCTCGTCAAGAGACGGGAGTGGGAGGCACAGATGTGGGTATCATAAAACTTATTCGATATGGAAGAGGAAACGGTTGAACAAAGACTGGCCGCG